CATATGTTATCGCCGCGACTCTTAACATAAATTAAATTATCAGCGTGGTTATATAGTGTTTCTCTTTTCATCTATCTCGGTCTTTCCTCTATTTGTAATCCAGATAATCTCGCTCTGTGCGCTACTGCCTTGATCATATGTTTAAATGCCTGATGCCCACCAATCAATTGCGGTTCCGTTACTGCATTCATTTCCCAATAAATATCATTCCAATCAACAATATCTCCAATTTCTGGATAAAACCCAGCTTCACTTAACGTTGTGCGATGAAAATACATTTCTAAATTAGCAGTTAGATCTGGCCCGAACTCATCTTGTTCAATGATAGGTTCTTCAAATGAAATCAAACAATTGACTCTAAATCCCTGCTCAAAATATTTAGTGGATGATTCACCATAAAGGTTTACTTCAGTGTCATCAACTGAAACTTTATAAATATCAACATATTGGCCAAGTATATCATCAATTAACTCTTCATTAAGAACATCAAAGAGATCCACCTCTTTTTGTGGAATAAAAAATGGTTTAATCGCCGCCATGGCATTATCCTATATAAATCTGAAGGGGTGATCTAGCGAGAAGTTCTTGATTAGCAGCTGCTGTATCGGCTTCAGCTCGTGATCTTTCCACTAATGTAACACTATCGAGAAATTCTTTAAGTTCTTCAAGAAGCATTGTTTTTTCTTCTCTTCCTTCTGCTTTCAACGCTTCGCCATCCATCGTTACTTCACCATTCGGTAATGGTAAAGAAGCATATTTACTTCTAATGATACCAAGAAGTTCTTTTGCTAATGCTAATGTAAATTTTCGAATCCACTGCCTTCCCGCAGCATTAATTTCTTCATAAGTTATAAATTTATACGGAATATTACTCGGATCTGTAATTTTATTTGCCGTTGAATTCCTTGTAGTAGAAACTTGTTCATCTCTCACATAATAATGAAACCAAATTTTATCACCAGTATCATCAGCTGACGGTCTAGGAAATATTCTCAATTTATTATTTACTAGTTCAAATGAATATGCAGATTTTCTAATCAGATCATTAGTTTCAATTGCTTGTGCTCGACTTATATCATGTGATATTGGTCTCATCATATATGTAACTGCTGGCGCTACATTACTCATTCCAAAAGCATCTAACATATTTCGTTGTTCAAAACTTCCTGCAAATGGGTCGTAAAATCTAGTTATCGCTGATGGGCCCATATTGAAAACTCTTTGTATTTCTAATCTTTTTCCGGCATGGCTGCTAGAGATATTTGATTCTGTCTGTAGATCATATACTTGCTTACTAGCAGTAAGGGCTAACGAACCTGTATGTAAAGTTAATTCTCCTCCAACATTTGCTGCTTCACCGTATTGTTTTGATAAATGAAACGCTGTTCCTAAATGGCCGTGCATTACTGTCGCGGATCCGGTCCCCATTGTAATAGATGCAGTATCTTCATTACTCCATCCTGAACCTGATATTTTATCATCAGAGCCATATGATTCCCATAACCAATTTTTTATATTATAGTTATTTATATGAAGTGAATATTCCGATACTGCTTCTTCAAAGCATGCCCAAATCGAACCTGAATTAAATTCAAGTTGCATAACTGGATGGCCGAGCCTTCTCGCTGTCCATTTACATACATCGACGCTTTCACTTACAAACGAAGTATCTCTATCGTACGTGCCGTACGGAGTCGGGCCAGAACCAGTTCCGAGACCTTTTGCGTGTAACGAAGCAGAAAATCCCCCAACAGAAGGATCAGCATATAGATAACTAAATTTTGACATTTAAAATCTCCAATATTATATTATAGTAGTCGTATATAAATATGAAGATTAATGATATAGATGGATAAAAAAAAGGCAGAATAAATCTGCCTTTTTTAGGGTTTAAAACATTATTAGAATTTAGATATTAAACTGTTGTGATTACTGGACCATCAAAAGCCGCTGCTGTATTAGCCAAACCAGATTCACGAGACAGTAACGTCCACCCGATAATAGTGCCATCCTCATCAGCTGCATTAATTAGCGTTATTGCATCCCCAATGCCTGCAAATGTAACGGTATTACCAACAGTTGAAGCTGTGTCAGCGATAGTTAATACTGCATCGCCACCATCTTTTACCAAGATAATCCACTTCACTGCACCTGCTACTGTTGAAGCTGCTAATGTAACAGCAACTGCACCTCCAGTCGTATCAAGGAATGTTACAGGAGTAGTAATACTACATGCTCCAGCACCAGTTAAAGCTTCAGTTGCCATAACAGGATATGAACTAACACTTTGAGCTTTTAATGCTGCTTGTGCCGCAACGCGGTCTCGATCATCTAAATTATACGTCAACCCTTCAAATGATATTGATGTTGCTATTGCCATTTTATTTCTCCATTTTATGTTCGGGAGCTGAAATTAATCAGCTCCCTCACAGGTTAAAGTATTATTAGATTAAGTGTAAGTCAGCTACGAAGATCTTTCCGTAGAACTCAGGTCTGATCATCTTCTTCGCGTAACGCGTCATCACGCCCTTCCGTGGTGTGAAATCACTTGGATCGTACACCAATGGGGTCATGATCAACGGAACGTAAGGAGCATATACAGCACCGGTTTCTAAGAAATTAGTACCTCTGAATCCAATCAGAATGGTATTCTCATCCATATAAGGATTCTTATACACATCCCAGCGATTATTCAAACCACCAACTTTCTGAACACCCATTGCGAATGAATTTTGAGCACCATCCGTATCAGACATATAGCCTGGAATGGATTCCAAAATCGTCGCAACACTAGGACCACAGACTACGAAATTCGCCCCGCCACGTAGTGTCAGTTTATGAATTTCATTCGAAACCTTCTGAATTTTACCAAGTAGTGTCTGGTACCATTCAAAACGTGTTCCGTAGAATGTAGTATTTTCAAATGCTGTAGATTGAGCATTGTAATCATTGCCTTGTTTTGCTGACCAGTAATCAACTGTTTGTGCATCAGCGATCAACATATCGAGAATTTCCAAATCGATTTCCATCGAAACATATTCTGTCAACATTGCTGTCAACTCAGCTTCACCATCAACACTATGATAAGCATTAAGATCTTGAGCAAGCTCAGGAGTCCAAACAGCCTTCAATTTACGTGTTTTAGCAACAATAGCACGTGATTTCAATTCAATATCGACTTGTGGAATCGATAATGAATCTTTCGTAGCATCACCGCCAGTATCTTCAAAATCACCACGTGCAGCTTCTGTAGTGTATTTTGGATAATACAATTGCCATTCTTCAGTTGTGGGAGCTACTGACGCGGAAACAAACCATGTAATAGTTCCAGCAGCGCCTTCATCACCAGTCATACTAGTTAATTCCGAAAATACCCTATTAGTCTCCGGAGTGGTAGCAGAATCATAAGTACCAACACCAGCACCATGTGGATTATTGTTACTAATCGCTCCTGAAGCAAAAGTAGCAGCTCGTATTGCAAGTTTATCAATATCAGTAATCGTCATTGCACTAGTTTGTTTGAATATTTTACCCGCGTTTACAGATGAACTCAACTCTGTGTTGAAATGGACATCTTTCCATGAGGCTAATCCAGCAGAGGTTACAACAAGTGTAGCATCTGATCCTGTCGCCAATGAATAACCATAACGACCAGCACCATAAAAACCACCAGCATAGCTGTCATCACCATACGGTGCTGACGAACCTGAAGGTGAATATTTACCTGTTTTACCTTGTACGGAATCATTTTTATTCATTCCCATTCTGGTTGAACCATACTGAAAATCTAGATAAAAGACGAGCCCTGAAGGTAAATTCATAGGCTGAACTGATACAAATTCCTGTGCAGCGATTTCACCAAAGATTCTACGAACCAAAGGTAGCGCTACGCCTGACCACTCTTCGTCACCTTTATAGGCGCCAGCGGATCCGGCAGAAGGACTTGTATAAGAAGCCTCTTTAATTAACTCACGTGCTTGGTTTTCAAGTAGCTGTGCCATTCCACCTCGCTTAAAATCTCCTTCAAGACCATCAAGCAAACCACT